GGAGTTACCGAGCTGGTTCCATCAACGATGAATCCGAGCTTGAAATAAGTCCCATCAGACAACGTGTCAACAGCAGAGCTGCTGGACCGGCTTCCACTCGATTCGGAGTGGAAATCCAGATTCCCGTCATCATCAAGATGCTCAAAGGCAATGTGATTGGCCGTTGAGTTTGCACCCGATGCAAGCACCGTGGTGTCAACCTCAGTCAGACCAAACAACAAGTTGCAGGTATCAGAACCACTGGTCCCGATATCCGCTACCTTAATGCGAGCCTCCACGTAAATCTTCGCAGCTGCTGACGGCAGGAAACTTTCGGCTCCCGTCGCACCACCGAGCTGGATCTGAACACCCTGGTTGTCTGTCGTTGCTCCTGAATCCAGAAGCACGACTCCTCCCTTGGCGTCATCCAGCGCAGCAGTACCAGAAGTTGCGTTGGTCACAATCCAGGGACTCTCGTCGTTAAACGTCAAGAAGTCGTCTATGATTGCAAACCCTTCTCCCAGGTCGCCACTCATAATCTGTACGAGCGGTGCCTGGTGCCACATGGTTGGCGATAACCCGCGTCTTATCGAGCCGGATTTCGCCTGCGGTTTTGTATAAAGATCAGCCATTGCTCATCTCCTTATTCCGTTAGGCTACGTATCCGACAAACACTCGACGCCGGTTGTAACAGGTGAAGTTGCCCCAGTTATCCATATGGACCTCGCGGACCGTATGCTGCCTTGCGGCTTTCTGGGGAGGATGAACGACCTGGTTCTTGCCCTTCTTAAAGAAGTACTTGAACACTCGGAAGTTCACGCCATAGAAAGGATTGCTCGAGTCGTTGTTCTGCAAGTAAGGAACCCAGACGACTGGATTACCCTTGAGAACCACGCTTCCAGCATACTTGGCCAGATCGACACCCAAGTTGTCGTTCCTACCTTCCAAAAGTTTTTCCAGGTCTTCCAAAACGGAATAGGTCGTGAAGAAGCCCCAGTCACTATCGCCCTTGCCGGCACCAAGCTCTGCAAACTGGCGAGGTGCCAGGAAGTAGCAGAACTCAATCGCCTTGCGAGCACGAGAGACAAGGTCGTCTCGGCTCACGGACGTATAGTTAAATGACCAGTTCTTCCAGTTGGCGACCGTACTGGTGGAAATTCCACCGGCACCACTAGAGAAACCACTCGGATTCCCGCCGGTGAATCCACCGCCGGGAGTTGTCGTCGATTTCTGAATCCAGAACGGAATCCCACTCGGAGGCCGAGGAGATTGCGTGCTGCCGCTGGGAGCCGACCACAGGGCCGTTTCCATCAGCTCAAAGAAATCGTTGTACATGGAGTGACGACGCACAGCGACTTCCCGGATAATAGTCTCCGAGTCACTCTGCATAGCATCCTCATCCACGTCATAGGAGAAGTTCACAGTCTGCTTACTCCACTGCTGCTTGGCCTCAGTCATGAGATCCTTCACACCAGTGGCATCCACAGCGAACAACTCGCTATGCTTGGCCGTACCAGTGTTCGCCGTCTGGACTTTCCAGTTCAACTGAACACCGCCTTTTTCTGGATCCTTACCCTTGCCTTTGAGAAACTTTGACGCAAAGACATGGTGCTGGTTATCCAGAGAAAGGTCGACCCATTGCTTACGCTTAAAACGATCAAGCGTAAGCAAAATAAAGTCATCTAGCTGGTCAGGCATTAATGCCATAGCTAATGATCCTTATTCTGCGAAACGTCAAAGGTCACCATTCTCCTTCAGGAAGCCGTTGTAGGCATCCTTCAGGACAGGGTCACTAGCGATCTCATCCTCGCCCATCAGGGGAGCAGTCTCCTTTGTGGAGCGCCCTCCGCCAAGACGACGATTGGATGCCTTGCGCATCCGATCGTTAAACCTTTGCCGATTCTGGTTATCGACCTCGTTTGAAAACACAACACGGTAAGCCTGCTCAACAAGTTCCTTCATCGGGGGAACCTCCTGCCCCTGGCTCACGTAGCCAGATGCAAGAGTGTAAGCCCGGTCGTAAAGCTGCTCCATATTCTGGGCCGCTTCACTACCAGTCTCTGTCTCCTGATACTTGGAACCGCCAAACAGGTCACCACTTTCCAGCGACTGAACAGCAGAATCAAAGTCGTCCAGCTCTGCCTGTTGCTGGAGCATCTGCTCCTGGCTGGCAAAGCGTCCGACATATTGCTGCTGATTCAGAATATGCTGGGCCAGGACTTCCATTTGACCATTGAAATGATTGGTCATCTGACCGGCCATTCCATCAATCGCATTGCGAAGTCCCTCATCGTAGTCCTCGTCCAGATTAACCCGAAACTCAACAGGAACCTGTGGTTGCTGTTGAGCATAGTTTTGCTGGGCATAGTACTGCGACTGTGCCTGTTGCTGCTGTTGCTGCTGGTAAGCGTAGAACTGCGCGTAGCTCTGCTCCACAGCACCAACGTTCTGCTCCAGGGCTTCCCGGCTTGTGAAAGCATCAGGATCCAGTCCGTATGACCTGGCCCGCGCGGCCAGCTCATCTTCCTGTTTCACTTCCTCTTTCTCAGCCTTTTCGCTGGCGGCACTTGCGTCATCGCCGGCATCGTCCACGACAACGGATTTCTCATCGTTGTCGCTTCTGTTTTCTTCAAGCTCTTCCTCGACCTTATCGATCACGTCAAGATCACGATCGGTGAGTTCAACTTCTTCTGCTTCCACTGCTGTTTCTTCTGCCATTTGGCTTCTCCTTAAAACTGACTCGGGGAGGCGTCACCATAACCGGCATCGCGGTCATACATGCCGCGATGCCGAAGGTACTTTGCCCTCTGGCCACGACTTGAAAAGTTGACCTCTCCCGAATCTGAAAACTCCACTCCTGTGAAACCAGCCTTCTGAGCATCCTCTCGGAACTCATTCACCTGGCTACTATGCACCGCTGCTCCATCTGATTCCAGCCCCGTCGACCACCCGTTCGCACCAAAGTTGCGAGTTGTTTCACCCTTCTCTGCCCCTCGAGCCGGCACAGGATGGTCGTGCCATCGCATCTCACCATCGTCATCCCGCCAGAGGTATTTCCTTGGTCCCGGCATTATGGTCCCTGCCTTCCGAACTGACCGGCCTGGTCACTATTAGGTGACCCGCCCATCAGTACCTGCTGCATTACGTGATTGCGGCTCTCCTGTGTACCGCCCGTGGGTACGTTGGTTCTTACATTCTCCCTGACCGTATGGGCAGGGGCTGCTGGGGGCTGCCCCTGCGGCCCAGGCCTGTCCTGTTTCGGCTCCTGGAACTTTACAATCTGCTTGAGTCGCGGCATGTCCATCAGCTCCGCGTAGATCTCCACCAGTTCCTGGATATCGATCGAGCCACCATACTCCTGCATCATCGGTTGCATCGGCATGGCAACCTGGCTGATGAAGTTGGTGATCCCGGTGAGTCGCTCGCTGGGGGACTTGTACTGCATCGAGTACGGTTCAATCTCAAAGTTGTAGTCAAGCCAGTCTCCCTCACGCAGCTCGGGAGTCCACGATACCGGTATGTCCTGCCCCGCCACCTCGTAGCTTCCCTCTGTCTCCATCACCGAGTCATTCCACAGCAACCAACCCATATCGCGACAGATATCGGTGGTAAAGCGGACGATCCGGTACTGCATGTTCGCTTCCCGCTTGCTGTTGGATGACTTGATCATCTGATCCTGTCCGAGTGTTCCACTCTGCGGACCGAGTCCCGCCATCAGCTGCAGGTTACCTGCCATGCGATCAAACAGATCCTGCATGGAAATACCGAACGCCTGGTTCGCCTGGTCGACGCCACCCATCTTCATCACGTTGACACTCTCGGGATTATCCACCCGAGTCCACTCACCGTCACTGGCTCGCTCAAGGCGCTTGGCATCGTCATGATGGCCTGACTGGTAAAAGGGAATGTCCTTCTGTCTCTGTGCCTGTCGCTGCTGCTTCCGCATCAGGCCATTGATCAGCTGGTTCAGTGGCGAAAGGTTCATCGCCGGGGATATCGGCATAATGTGATCAGGCACGTCCGCTGCCAGGGAGAGTATGTGGAATGGCCCTCCTTCGGGGCCATTCCACTCCATGATGCGGAGTGGTTCCATGTGCTTGTTGACTGCCCAGGTGACAATCATCTGCTCCTCGGGAAGCCATACGTCCATCAGGTCGATCATCGGCTCATAATCATCAGCATCCCGCTCGGGATAGAGAAGATCCTTGACCGACTGCTCACCCGTTGTTCCCTCCCGCTCACTGTATCGAGAGTCGGGACGCAGCTCCTCCTTCGCCTTCTTGTCGTAAGCATCATCCTCCATCATCTTCTCATAGGAGACACGATACTTGTTCAGGCAGTACTTGATCCGGTTCCAACCAGTGGCGCGGGTGTCGTAAACAAAATCGTCCATCGAGATGTTCTCGGCAAACGGCTTGCCCGGATCTACCCACTCATCCTCCCCCTCCAGCTGAACCATACCCGCATCAGCCGTGTAAACCTTGACAATCCCCATCGCAAAAAATGCATCCAGCACAGCCTTGCGGAGGGTATCCTCGAGGTGGACCTCCTTGATCAGGTTGTTCAGGGCAACCTGGAAATAGTTGCCAAACCATGTCAAGTCAGCGTACTTGGAAGTGACAAGCACTCGCGGCCTCTGAGCCGCGAGTGTCATCATGTAAGCCTCGGCAGTCTGGTACATGAGATTAACAATGATCTCACGCTCACTACCGCCGGCACCGCTACCGTAGTTGGATCCCACGTACTGGCGTATCAGCTTCTCCCGCTTCTCGCGGAAGGGACGCAGCTGCCGTGTAGACAGCTCGATCGCCTTGAATAACCGTTCCCGGTCACGCGAATTATTAGGATTCACAGCCACTCGTCCTTGAGATCGGATGTCCTCTCGTCTTCATTCTGAAAACGCCAGGCCATACTACCGTGGGGAATTTCCTCAACAAAAGTCTCTTCCGATTTCGGTGCTACCGGTCGATCCTTGATTCCGTGCCAGGCCAGTGCTGCTGCAATGACCCGATCCCCATGCGCTTGTCCTTTAGCAGAGTCGTCCCGCGTGCGTACACTCCTTGAGTGAACGACCTTGCCGTCCTTGTAAATGTACTGTTTGCACTCATCAATTAAAAGCTCAGATCGGATACAATACTCACCCGTTTTCACGCTGGTAGCAAAGTTACTCAGCAATGAGAGCTTGTTCTTCTCGTTGGAATACCATCCTGGATTACGGGTTTTCTTGCGGTATGCCCGCTGATCCATCTCCCGGAAGTAGATATACGGGTATCCCACGTCCAGCACGCGACGGGAAAAGGTCATCCCGGGAGGACCGTTGGACTCCCATATCAGGTAAGCATTGCGAAACCACTTGCTGATCGAGATTACCAGTTCAGCAAAATCACCTGGTGGAGTCGTGTTAGTAACGTACTCGGCTACCTGCTCACCGGTTATTGCATCCACCACCACTGCAGCACTGTTAGACGTGTAATCGCCACCCAGGCCGGCAGAGATGTCGCAACCAATCACGTATTCACCTGTCGGCACAGGCTGGCCGGTGTAGCTGCGGTGACACCAGAGCAGCAGCGGCCCATCAATCGTTTCGGAAAACTCGGGGTCAAGCGTCTCCGCTTCATAACGGAATACCCCGCGTGTGTAGGGGCGAAGCAGCCCCTCACGGGCTGATTCATATAACTCCTTACCAAAGATCTGGTATTCACTACCCCCGTAATCCCTGTCCAGTTCCTGGGCAATCGACTGTGCTGTAGCGCCCGGGCGTGCACACTCAGTGTCGTAGTACGGACTGCGTTCCTTGCCGTCCAGGATGAACCGATATCCCTCGGGAAACTCGTAGTCCTGGTCGAGTATCTCCAGTACTCCCTCGTCACTCTTGTACAAACCGTCCTGGCGAGTGGGGTGCATCTTCCAGTCCATCACCACCTTGAGCATGTTGGATGGTGTGTGCATCACGTCATAGTAAGCACCCGCAGCTCCCTTGGGAGTAGAGACAAACACGCGACTATCGGTCGCGTGTTGTGTCGCTGCCTGTGCCTCGTAGTCCGCACCACTGGGGAAAGCAGCAAACTCGTCCAGGGCAATCGCCTTCTTACGACCAC